AGGGCAATTCCACGGTGTTTTCGTATTTTGTCCATAGTTTTACGTTTTTATCGGCTTCATCAATCCAGATGTTGATTCGTTTCGTGAACAGTTGTGACATGGAGAGCTTTCGAATCAGCTCATCCAAATATTTCATCCGAATACCATTCGAGCATAGAACAACCATTTCTACTTCGTTGGTAACAATTTTCCATGCAATGGCGTCCGTTGAAATATTGCATTTTTTCTCGCCAGAAGTCCAACTCATAATATTACCTTCGATGACCGCATCTTCGTCGTCTTGTGATGTTCCGAGGTCCTTGCGCATGCGTGTTTCCGTCTGCTTTGTAAGCATAAGATTATTTGCCGATATAAAGATGTTGAGACATGGTTCATGTTCCAAGTCTCCTGCCAACTCTTTGTACCGAATAATTAAATCTTCCACTTTACGAGTCTTGCCGCTTTGAGCAGGAAGGTACACACACTGAAGTTTGCTCTGAGCGATACCCATTGTATTTTGTTAACCAAAAAATCTCCAACTGAATGCATTACTCCTTTTGAAAAAATCGTTTCAATTTTTAAAGAACAGAATTAGGATAATCCGAACAAAATTCAGGTATCATATCAGGTTCGTTTTTAATAGTAAGAGCAGATGAAGTGTTTATTGAATTCGTTGAAAGTTCTTGTTGGGTTTGTGTTTGGTTATTTTTTGTACGTTTACATGGTTTTATCACTGGTTTAATATCCTCAATTAACATGTCTTTTTTAATGTCTGTTTTAAAAATATTGGAACTGTCTAATAATTTTACATATTCGCTATAGGTGTCATTTAAAAATACGTGACCGTCGCATTTCCTGTTTTCTTCATCCAATTCCAATATTTTATAAATGTTTATGCTTAATAAATAGAATTTTTGAGAAAGGGATTCACTCTGATTAATAGAGTCGGATAAATTGAGGTATAGTTTAATGGATGTTAAGATGGCTATAAACATGCTTATAGCTGTATTGACCATAATTTTATCATATTCTGGGACACTTTGAAAGGATATAAATGTGCTGCTGAATATCGAAAGTACAATAACGGGTAAATCAAAATATCTAGAACATTCTTTAAATTCAATGTATCTATTTTTATGTTTAACGCTCATTAAATAAGAATTGATTCTTAATTTTTTTAACATTTCAATCACATCATCTGTCCATGTTGTTGTCATATGGTTAGTGATATAAAAAAAATAAAGCATTTTTACAAATCAGCCAATGTGATTCCTTCTTGCAACCATGCACAAACACGGTCCGGATGCAATGCAACTGCTAACAACTCTTCGCGGATTACATCTGTTCTCGCTTTAGCCATGTTTTAATAGTTGTATTCAAATATGGCAGGATTTTTGGATAACCAATACCAACTAATTTTATCTTGATTTTCTTTCAACAATTCAATAGCTGCTGGATTGGCAGATAAATTATGCCAATTGACTTTTTCTAAATTTTTTCGCATGTGAACAATTGCAAGGGGGTGGGTATTTTTTGAAAAATGAAACCATGAAATACGATATGATAGTTTTAAAAGTAAATGGATAGCAGCTGGGTTAGCACATAAAGACACCCAATCCACTTTATGCAGATTTTTTTCAAGGATATGGATTGCAGATGGATTGGCAGATAATCTTTCCCATGCAACATCAGATAAATCATCTATATAATCTTCAATCAATTGCATTGCGAGAAGACTTGTATTTTTAGCCAATATATGTAAATTACCTTCAATATAACGAGTATCGACCAAATGAAGTGCGTTGGGATTTTCCAATAATCGTTCTTGTACATAGGGTACTTTAATACATACATATTTTTCTAACAATGGAATAATGGCTGGATTTGGATTTTTAAGCCAGCCAGCGTAACCTGCATTATCCAACATAGTAGGGTCGTTGTACATATAACATAGTGCGCCAGGATTTTCTGATAAGAGAGTCCACATTTTTGGAATATGGTATTTTTCAATATGGTCGATAGCATTGGGGTTGGCCTGAAGCATGGTGAACGCCAATTTGTTGGAAGGTACCCAGTTGAGAAGCTCCATGTTGTTTATACCTTTCTCACAAGTAAAGTTATGTTTCAATTTTATTCACCTAATTTCTCTAAAATTCTGTGAAGTAATTGTTTGATAGCAACCAATTCGTGTTGGACATCCACTGGGTCAAATATGTTATAGAGAGGAACATCGGTACTTTGTTGAATGGTTTGTACGCGTTCTTCAAAAAACGTTTCGCGGGTAGACGTTTCTTTATCTTCTACTTTCAGTTTATTGATAGCAGGAACAAACAACGATAAAAATAGTTTATTTTTATCCGTTAACGTTGTATCTAATTTGTCAGCAATTAAAATATTTTGTTCAAACAATTTCATAATTTCTTCTTTTTGTAATCCAGGTCGAAATAAATCCATTTCGCATACAAGGTCCCACAACATTCGTTTATTATCGGTTGTATTCATATATTACCCTATTGTTATTCTCTTTATTAGGAATTAAAATATTTTTTCCGTAATTTTTCTATTTTTTCATCTGGAAAAGTAGTTTTACCTTTGAAATAATCATAATTATGGGTTTTTAACATGGTAATGATAAAAAATAACGCGTACATTCCACATTCGGAATCTTTAAATTGATGTTCTTTGGGATGATTTTCAATAAATTTGTAACTAGAATCTTGTCCTTGAACTTGGGTGACAAACTTTTTAATATTTTTAATAATTTTGTCACCGGCTGAATCAAAATAGTAAATTATTTTTTTTCGTCTGTCTATGAACATCGACACCCAGTGTATTCCTTCTCCTTCATGTTCGTCTATGTTGAATACAATTCCAATATCGGTATATTTAGTTTGATTGACATCAAACTCGCATAATTCAGGCCAAACGCATTGTCCATCTTCTTCTTTAAAATCATAATCGGATGGAGATGGTCCTATGTATTTGAAATGAGGGTACGTTTTTTCATATTGTTCCAACACATCTGTAATTTCTAAACTGGACAACCATTCATTCTTATTTTTTTTCCAGGAAGAAGGACTTTTAGGGGCAAACACTTCATCTACAGGAACGTCGAGTTCTTTCGCCCAACAAGATTCTTTTTTGCATTTGGTAAGTTTAGATTCTAATTCTTTCCAAATATCAACTGGATTGTTTGTATTTATTTTTTTTTTATGTGTCCGATTGTATTTATTTTTTAATTGATACAAATGATTGTTATTGTAACAAGTATATTTTTTATTCTTTTTATAAAGCGGAGAACATATTTCAGGTTTTACCATGTATTAAAAACATATTTTTTTTATTCTTTTTTACAAGAACATCTATTTTTTTAGGAGCAAAAATGAACTGGTCGCCATTGATTGGTGCAATTTCTATAGTTTTTTCTAATTCTTTTTCCGAATCTTGCTGTTTCAAATATTGAATACAATCATGCACATAGTTTCGAAAGGAATGTTGTAACCCACTATGTGTATTATCAAACATGGAAGAAGTTAATGCTAAAATACGTTCTTTATAGTCAACATCATACTCTTGTACAGTAGCAACAGTTGTTTTACGTTTTGGATTGAATAAATAAGTAATAGTAGGGTCCATATTACTTATTTATATTATGAAACTCGATTATTAATCTCATGAAAGGGAGTTGAACCCTTGACCTGCGGATTTACAGTCCGTCGCTCTACCAACTGAGCTATCACGAGATACGTCCAAGGAAGGAATTGAACCTCCCAACCACTTTATCGCCTTATTGTGGTTTTACCAGATTGGACATATGGTAATATGTACCTTTTATTTAAGTGCCTTTTCAATAATTAATATTCATGCTTAAATAACTAACTAATCCAACTAACAACGAACGAATAATTAAAGAAGTGTCTTCATCACGAACACCCATTCTTTTTACATACCGAAATGTATAGGACGATGCAAAAATAATGAAAATAATCATATTGAATAAACTGCCAACAACTTTGTAATCCATAC